GTGATAGTTTTACCATCATCTTGCAACTCTATATCTATTGTCATAAAATCACTAATATACTTTTCTTCAATCGTTAAATCTAATTCTTCACTAATCCAAGTATAATCCATATTTTGAATATATCCTTTAATCATTCTGCCATCGTTTAGATTTACTGATACATAACCTTTAATATCTCTAATACCAATTATCAATTGAGTAACGGTTTCAAAATCAGCATATACTTTTACTGTGTGAAGATAAGGATTTAATATTTTTAAACTTGCAATTTCACTATTTAAAATATCAGCACTATCAACAACATTAACAGTTTCACCTATCTTTCTTGTTACTAAATCACCATTTACTTTAAATGAACTTGTTTTAATAACATCATTAGGTTTAAACTTAGTAGAAGTTGCTAAATAAGAATACCATCTTTTAATATTTCTTGCCCAACTATATTCTAAATTAGAATAATTATCAGCATTTGCAATTCCTTCTATTAACTCAAATCCTTCATTAGTTTGATTAGTTAAACTTACATTAGTATAATACCATCTTAAATCAATGTATTCTTCTCCAGTAAATGTTGGAACACCTGAAGTACTATGTAATTCTAATATAGTAGATGTTATTGAAATTACTGTATATTGACCGCTATTTTCTCCTGTGTCAATAAAAATAGTTGAGCCAACTCCAAATCCTAATAAAGTCCAATTAAAGTCTATTCCATCACCTTCTAAATTATTATTTAATATTTGTAAATTATTTGTAATAGGAACTATTCTTTGAACTAAAACTGCTCCAAATCCACCTTGACTTGATGGAGCTAACTCAGTACATTTAAGCAAAAATAAATTGTCATCATTTTGCAAACTTGTTGTTTCTTGATTTTCAAAAGCTCTTTGTCTTGCTTGTTCTATTAAAAAAGCACTTCTTATGTGTTTTATTTCTACTTTTAAACTTCCATCAACACTATCAGTTATATATTTTTGAGTTTCAGTATGTACATCATCAATAGAATTTTCAGCATTAGTGGTGTTTTCGTTACTTGACTTGTTATATTTAAACTCTGCATTTTTTAATGAATATTGTTTTGAGAATTTAGATAAAGTATTTAAACTTGGCAATTCATCAAATATAGCTAACTCCTCATCAGTATAAAATTCAGAATAAGGTAATATATCTAAATTATCAGGGTTTATTTGATAGTCTGAACAAGTTTCCATAGGAATGTTCATTAAGTCTTTAAATTGATTGTAAAAAGGCTTATTAGTTATTTGTCCTAATAACAATCCATTAAAAGCAAAATTATTATAATGCTCACCACCTAATTCATATTCAGGTGCTATAACAGGAATATCAACTATTGATTTTACATTGTGTTTTATTATGTCTATTAATCTAACTCCTTTAACAACAGTATCTATTGCTTTAGAAGTGTATTGCAAATTCATATTATATTCATCAAAAATAATTTTATTATTTCCAATAACTCCAGTTGATGCCCCTGAAAACACCCAATAAATAGTTATGCTTTCGTTTATATTTAAATTTGGTGTTATAAAATTGAAAACAGTATCTATATCAAAATCAATATTAGAACCTCCAGAAAAAGCCTTTCTATAAATTTCAAGTATTTCTATTGGTTCGCCTATTGAAAAAGAACCATTATATTTAAGCAACAATAACCTAAAAGAAGCATCTGTATCACTATTTCCGTTTGGTCTATATTGTAACGTAGCTTTACATCTTATGCTTCCATTTCCTTCACTTAATTTATTTAATGCTTTTACATATCTAAAATTATTTATAGCATCAATACCGTCGAATACTTTTTCTTCAATAGGAGTAAAACTATTTTGAATTTCAAAACGTTCTAAATTCATATATGGATTAACATCATAGCTTTCAAGTTCATCTAAAATTCTTTGACCGTTCATTACCCATTTACTAATTTGAATTATTGGCTTAGCTTTTAAAAGTATATTAGTAGTTACGCAAGGTTCAATTTCTCTGCCATCTAAAGCTAAACTATTAAAAGCATCTATATCGGTATCTTCTAATCTTTTTAAAACTTCTCTATTTGTGTTTTGAATTATCTTAACTTTAATATTATCAAATTCTACTAATGATGTATAATAACTGAAAACTCCCGTTGTAAATTGATTACCATCTTTTTCAATAATATATTCTATTTTACCTTCCCATCCATCATTTTGAAATATATCTAATATGTAATCAAAACCTTGACTTGCATAATTAAATATTTCGCCATCAGGTAATATTTGAGTAAGTTGTATTTGCTCAAAATAATCCCTTGTAAACGTTAATTCCGTATCTTCATTAGCAATTATAATATCTCTACCAAAACGCTTATCATCTTGCTTTATTTTATACGAAGCTCCATCGAAACCAATTGGTTCAGATATTTCAATAGTTCCTACACTTGGTAACGATAAAAAGTTTAAATAGTGCTTAAACGCCATAAGTTCTTACATTTAAAATGTTATTTAATAATTCTTTACGTTCATTCTGATTTCTTTGATAAATACGTTCTCCCTTAGCATCTCTAACTATTGAAAAACTTTCTTTTGATGCTATTGTATTAGCCAATGATTTAATTTCACTTGTTATTCTTTCAGCATCCATTGATACTTCAATTTTAGGCATAACCACACCGTTATTAAGCAACATACTATTTAAACTGTTGTCAAACATCATTGCAGATTTTTCAGCAGTAAATACCTTATCACCTTTAGACAACATTGTTAATTCAGCTCCTTTGTCACTACCTGTTGATTTAACTCTACCTTGACTATCTGTGATTATCTCACGACCTCTTTCTTGTGTCCAAGCTAAACCACCTTCTGCATTATCAGTACCTTTCCAATATTCAGGTATTTTTTGTGAAGCAACCATACTTAATTGTATAGCTCCAATAGCACCTACAATTGCCATCAAAGCAAAGTTTGGAGCTGCTGCCATTATCGCTTGTGCTGTATCAATAGCTATATTAAATATTGCTTGTTGTTTTTTAGCTTTTCCTTCTCTTTTAGCTATTTCTTTTCTTTTTTGCTCATATTGTCTTTCTATTTCTGCTCGTGCTGTTGCACTTTCTCCAGCAAATGCTAATGAAATATTTTTTTGTTTTTCAAGTCTTTCATATTCACTTTCAAAGTTTTTTTGTGATGCTTCTGAAATAAAGTTAAACATTTCTTGTACACTTTCCATTATTACAACAGTTTTAGCTTTCCAATTATCACCATAATCAGCCAACCCTTTTTCTAATAAATCAAATGTTGCAGATAGTCCAGCTTTAGAAGCAAAACCATCTACAAATCCTTTCATTTGTTTTTCTATTTGCTCAATAGCTAATATTTTAGGACTTTTAATATTATTAATAGCATCAATAGCATTTTGATATGATTGCACTATTGCATCTATTTCATCTTTAGATGCGCCTCTTTTTTTAGCTCTTACTAAATCAGATTGTTCTTGAACTAATAACAATTCTTTTTCTAATTCAATATATTTTTCAAACGCAGCCTGTCTAACTAATAAAGTATTTTTTTCATTATCAACAATTCTTTTATATTTTGTAATCTCACCTTCAGAAATTAATTTGTTTAATTTTATATTCTCGTCTTCTTTTTTATACTGTATCTTTTTATAAAATTCTAAATCACTTGACCATATTTGTTTTGTTTCTTGACTTGATTTAATTTCTGATGTTTTAGTTTTATTTATATAAGTTTTAAGTATATCATTTTTATTTTCATTATGTTGTATTAAAGATATTTCGTTATTTTTTAACGCTAAATTATTTTTTTCATAATCATCATCTCTTTTTAATTGGCTTATTGCAATTTCTTTTTGTAATTGCATATCGACAATTTGAATACTAGCATCACTAAATTCTAAACGCATTTTTAATCTTTCTTCATAAGATTTTTGGTCATCATCGGCATTGTCAGCTTTTTTTCTTTCTAAGATTGCTATTTTAAGATTATATTCACTTTCTACTTCTTTAAAATTTAAATCAAGCCTTTCTTTTCTTGCCTTATTACCTTTGCCTTCTTCATTTCCATCAAATGTATCAACTGGAGTATAAAGTAATTTATTTAATGCAATTCTATATTTTTGAGCTTGTTTAATTGCATTATCCATATTTTGTTTTTGAGTTTCAAAATTCTTTGCTCTTTGTTTTTCAAAAAATATAGCAGCATCAATTTCTCTTTGATTTATAACTTCCCCTCTTGCCCCTTCAGCTTCTTGAGGTATAGGCATTGGTTTTGAATATAATTTTTTTAAATTATTATACTGATTAACTCTATCTTCATATTGATTAACTAAAGATTGTAAACTTTTTATTTCATAATCTTTATTTATTTTTAATACTTCATCAGATGTTAATTTTTCGTTTTGTATTCTTTTTCTAGTTTCATTTTCGTGCATTTCAATTCTTTTATCTAATAATTTCTGAGTTCTATCATTAGCTCTAGTTAATGCAGTTGCGTTTGCTTCTTGAAGTTCTAATAATTTTCTTGCGTTTTTTTCAACCTCAGACTCTGCATTTGCCCATTCGTATAATCCATATACAATTAGTCCAATTGCAACTGCAATAGCTCCTAATCCAGTAGCAGAAATTGATGCTGTCATTGCTTTATTAGCAGTAATAACAGCTTCTTGAGCAACAACTTGAGCCTGTAATCCAACAACAATTGCTTGTCTTTCAATAATTTGCTGACCTAAAGAAACTGCCAATGCTTCATTTACTGCAATTTCCTCTGATGCAACAAGTATTTCAGTTTCTTGAATTGCTATTTGCTCAATTAAACTAACAATATTAGCTTGTGCAGCTAACGTAGACTCAGCAAGTGATGCAGTTGTAATTTTTCTTAATAATATTCCTTTAGCAGTAATTAGATTGTTATATGTTTGAGCAATAGAATTAGCAATAATAGTTCTATTTAATAATAACTTATAAGTTGTCCAAGCAGATAATCCAGCTAAAACTGCACTAAAAGGTATTTTAGCTATTGCTGATATTAAGTAATATATTGATGAAGCTATATTGCTAAATGTTTCTTGAACTCCTTTAGACGAAATTATTTTTTCAAATTCTTTTTTAATATTTTCTAAAGTAGCAGCAAAAGTTTTTTGTTTAATTGAAGATGAGTCAAAAGCAGTATCAATATCTTCTATTGATTTAGTAGCTCCTCTTACTTTTTCTCTTAATAAATCTCCATTAATAGCTATTTCCGCTAAAACAGATTTAACTCTTACACCTTGTAATTGAGCTCCTTTTAATTTTAAAGCAAATTGTTCTTGTGATTTTGAATTTTTTTGTATTCCTTCTGCAAAACGAATTAAACCTTCAGTAGAAGTTGTTTCCATTAAATTTTTAAATTCTTCTAATGGTATATTTGCCATTTTTGCATATTTAGGCAAATCAGTAAGTAATTTTGCTATAATTTGCCCTGTTGAATTTGCAGAAACTTCTGCTTTAATTCCTAATTGTTCAAAACCAGCACCTAATCCTAATATTTCTGGCATTGTTTGCCCCGTTACAGAACGAACAGCTCCAAGTCTTTCTGCAAAACGAATTAAATAATCACCAGTAGCAACACCACTAGTTGTCAAATATTGTAAAGATGCTCCAATATCAGATATTCTACTTGCTGTTACTTCCCCATCAATATTAAAAATAGATATAAGTTTTACTATACTTGCTGTTGCTTCTTCTTTACTACCTAAACCTTCTCCTAATACTAAAAATAATTTATCTAATTCTTGAGTAATACCAGCAATTTCATTTTGAGCAACACCTTTTTTTGCTACAATTTCAGCCAATCCAAGCAAATCACTTAAAGATGTACGAGTTTTTATTTTCTTCAAACTTTCAAATACCTCATCTGCTGCTTTTTTAGAATTATTAAGATAAATTGATAATTGCGCTAAATCATCAGATAGTTTACTTCCAATTCCAATAGTGCTTATAATTGCTCTATGAGCTAACATTGCAGCCGAATAAACTCCAAATAATTGAATAACAGATTTTAAACCATTACCCATTTTTGAAAACATACCTTGACTTTCTGTCGCTACTTGCGATAATCTTTGTGCAGATTGTTTTTGAAGTTCATTTATTCTAGCTATTGACTGAGCTTGTTTTTCATACTCAGTAGTCATTCTTTTAACCGCTGTATCACCTCCGCTTGGACTATTTGGTGCTTTAAAACTATTTATAGCTTCTATTTTTTTAACCAAATCACTAACAATAGCATCTGCTTCTTTTAATTGAGCAAGTGCTTGTGGCGATAAAAATTCTATAAATTCACTCATTACTTTTTATTTTGTTCTTTAATAATTCTACTTGCGCTTTTTTCTATTGAAACATACATTGCTAATGTTAGTTTTTCATCAAAGTTTCTATTATGTACGTTACCTAATGAAACTATATTATCATAAAAATCAAATAACTTTTTACTTCTGTTTTTAGAAATATTATCAAATTCTAATTTTTCCATATTTAAATCATTTTCAATAATACCTATTTCAACTTGTAATATTCTTTGAACTTCGCTTACAAACTCTGCATCTTTATCAATATAGATTTCACAACCTTTTTCTAAAGCATCTAGCAATTTCAATTTCATATCTTCTGTAACATCATTGTAATAAACAAAATGTAATACTTGTTTTATAGTAGCTATTTTATATTCTAAAAAAGCAATTGTATATGTTGATTTTAAATATTGTTTTGCTTCGTAATTATCTGACTTAACAAAAAAATCATCATAAATATCAGTAAATACTTTTTCTAATCCTTCTTCTCCTGGCTTAGGTTTTAATAACTGATAATCCTTTGAATGAAGTATGTCAAAAAACGTTTTTGCGGGTATGTTCTCTATTGAGTTATACTTTGGCATCTATTGTCCTAATTGTTTCTTTAAAACCTTTCTAAAATCATCTAAAATGTATGATATTAAAAATCTTCCAAACTTATCTTTGTTTAATCCCATAATGTCTTTTCCGTATTGAGTAGTTAGTTTGTTTTTTTTCCTATCTTTTGCGTCAAATAAATATTTACCATCATTTTTGGATAATAGAAAGAAACTATCAATAAAAGAACCGCTTAAAATTAAATCCACATTGCCATTTGCAAAAGTGTTTTGTAATAATTTTTGCTTTTTATATTCTTTCCATCTGTATTTTCTTGTCTTACCATTACCGAAAATATCACCTTTAATATAATCTCCTTTTTTATATTCGATTAAATCTTCTTCATTTTTTCTTATTTCTACTTCTACTAACTTTTCCAACTTCGATATCGCCAATAACGGTTTCAATCGTCTGCTCATTTCCTGTGCTGATATTGCCATTTTTAACTATTTTAGATATTGATATTTTTTCTTTTTTATCTCTGCAATCAACACAATATTCCTTTTTGTTTAAATCAATAGGTATTTTTAAAAAATCCATTATTTGAATTTTGTCTTTTTGATTTGTATTATTTTCTATATAGCAAATCTTATTTTCTAGTGATAAATCACAAAACCATTGTGCATCAGCTCCAAACAATTGGATATTAAATATTGTCATAATTATTTATTTTTAACAAATATACAAAAAAAAGGTGTGCAACATATATCACACACCTTTTAATAAAGTATTTAAAGTTTAAGCTACGGTTACAACATTACCAGTTGTTCCTCTGTAAAACTTATTACCTAATTGCGCACAAGCAACAGCATTAGCAGCATCATAAAGAGTAACTACAACAACATCAGTAGCTATCAATGTAGCAGTAGGTGTAATAGCGTATTCTTTTGTTGATGTGTCATAAGCAATTGCGCCTACAATTACATTAGCAACTCCATTTACATAAAGTTTCAAATTAGCAGCAGCCAATCCTAAAATTGTATATTGCTCATTATGCAACCAAGTTGGTTTTACATAAACTTTAGCCTCAGAAGCATCAGCTCTACCAACCATAGTTACATCAGTAATTCCGAACAATTCTGAACTTGGGTTAAAATCTAAATCAGTCAAAAGATTTACATACTGATTGTATTCAAACGGGTCAGTAACTTGAAATTTCAAGATAGTCGAAGCTGAAGTAGCACCGTTGTTTTCAGTATAACCATTAGTATTTAACATACCAACAGACAAACCTTTAATCGACAATCCATCAACGCTTTCTGCACATTTGATATACCCAGTTTCGTAAGTAATCAATGCGTCGTATTGTTGGTAAGAATTATAAGAAAAAGCAATTTTTTGGAAAGCTAATCCTTTTTTATAAGTACAAGTGAAAATTGGTTTCCCTTGTCTTACAACTTCAATAAGTCCTGATTGACTTTCTTGAGTTACTGCGTCTGGAGTTTCAGCTACTGCTTCAAAACAACCAACTAAAGGAATAAAATTTCCTAATTGTACTTGTTCTTGAACGTATGCTTTATCGAAAGTGCCTGAAGTCTTGTCTAAGCTCCATCCTTTAGGGGTTAAGATTACACCATTTGGTAAACCTTCGATTGGTTGGCAGTTTTCCATACCACTACCTAATCTGCTTGTTGTACAATCTGTACCTGTTAATATAGCCATAATTTCTATTTTTTTTTAATTACACGTTTGTAAATTTGATATTTTAATTGTTACTTCTAAAAGTACAGCATCCCACTTATCAATAGTAAAGTTTTCCTCGCCATTCCCATAATTAGGGAAATCAGTTTTGGTATATTCACCTTTCCAAGTTACTTGCCCACTTCTCTTAAATATGTTTTCAATATTTTGCGTCAAAGGATTTAATATGTTCCTAAAACTCATTGCCCATCTTTGCTCATTGGTTAAATCAACATTAACATTTTGACAAGCTAAAACTAAACTTAAAGTCACATCACATTCGTCATTTCCTTGCTTACTAACATTTGATGTTTGGTAAATTAAAGGATAAGGTGTCTGTGCTACTTTAGAAAATAATTCAATTTGTTTAAGTAAATGTTCTTTGTTTCCCCATTTATAAATAGTTTTAAAACCATCTATCAAAGGTAAATCATCAAATAAATCATTTAAAAATTCTTCAACAACTATCATAATCCAACGTAGTTTAAATGTCTTTTAATAGTAAAGTATTTATTGTCGTAAACATCACTATTGTCTAACAAGAATTGATATAAAGATACTTCATTACCAAATACCTTACCACTAAAGTTAAGATAATCTCCATTCCAATTACTTGTAACTTCTGGCAGTCCGTATCTTCTATTTCCCATATACATTTCAACAAACTTATTCCAAACACTAACTTGTTTAACACTAGCGTCATTTGATGTTGAATTTTCAGATTTAGGTATTTGCATACCAGTTGTAGAATATGTTTGAAAGTCCATACCTAAGTAATAAAAGAAAACATAATAAGCAATTAAACTTATTTTTTTTGTTCCAATACTATAACGTAATCCTTTCCAATCATCTTTTCCATCAACTAAATCAACCCATTTCTGTATAGGTGTTGTTATCCAATCCCCATTTGCTTCAAATTGAGCAAGAAGCTCTTGCAATTGTTCATACCCTAATGCGTCAAGCAATAATGACTGCTCAATACTATCAATTTCCTCGTTTAATTGCGCTGTGG